CATAGGCACTTGTTGCTCTGTAGTTTTGTAAGGAGGTTCGTATATTGTTACACATCCTTCTAAATTATCTTCTTTTCTATGTGGAAATCTTATAATAGGACGAGCATCACCATCTAATTTAAATTTAATTTCACCATTATGCCCATAATACAAATAACCATTGTTACCTATAGCTTGTAAATTATTTACTTTTACATTATTGTAGTGTTCTTGTAAAGATGCTATGTCAAATAAGTTAGAAGATATTTGTAAAGTAGCTTCTCTTGGATTCATAGGATGTTCAGCTATATATTGATCATATGCTTTTGGATCATTTGTTCCTTTTTTCTTATCTCTATTTATTTCTTCAAATTTAACTGCTTGATGTTTTATACTATTCCCATCTTCGTCAATAAATCCTTCTAAGTTTTCATATATAGGAATAAAATAACCACATTGTGTACCATTACCTCCAGCATCCCACACATTTTCAAAAGCTAAACAATCGTAAGAATCAGGATTGTAAAATAGCTCTTCCATACCTTCAAAATCAGCACCTTCTGTACCGCCTGTACCAAATGCTACCATTGTTCCTAATGTTTTAGATCCTTGACGCATTGTTGGCATTGTAACTTCCCATGCTTTTAATAAACCTGGAAAACTACCTGCTTCTTCAAAAAATATTAGCTCACCAGCTTTACCCCTTACTTTATCAGGCGCATCTTTTAAAGACACACCCATTATTTGACTTTTCATTCCTAGTTCTACATCTGCCCCATTTACATTTTTCTTATATCCAGACATTTTAACCATTTCTCTATCTCTTAATCTAGGTTGTGTCCATGCTGTATTGTTATCTATAAAAGATAATATATCCCATGCTTTTGACAACAATCCATCCCCAATTAAATATTCTTTTTGACTAGCAAATACAAAATTTTTACTATTTCTTATATGAAAATAATTTCTAGCAAGCATGGCAGCTGCTTTATAAGAATATCCTTTACGTCTTGCTTTTAAAACAATCATATGTTTATTCTCTTTTCTTGCTTGATCTATAGCATTAAAATATTTCCAATCCCCGTCATAAAATGCAGGAAATGTACGCTCTCGTCTTGCTATGATAAAAATAATGATTACCTGTAATAGTTAGTTCACCAACTGTGTATCCATACAAACATCTTTTTTGTTCTGTATCCCAATATTCGTAGTAATCTTTAGTGCCTGGAAGTGCGGATGTATAATATCCGTGTTTTATAAAATTTAAAGCTGCAGGTCTGAGTCTGTCTGTATTTTTAAGCATTTAGATTTTAATTTATGTAGTTCTGCGCATTTTTCATAATCTTCTAGTTCTTCAAAATGACTAAGCAATAATTCTATTGTACCATCATCTCTACCATCGCTTGCAATAGGATCAAAAGGTAAAAAAAATTCTGTGTATTCTTCACTTTCTAATTCTAGATAAATATCATCTAATGTTTTTCTTTTTGTTACAATTAAAAAAGCATTCTCCATTGATTTATTATAATCTTCTAAATCATCTAAAAATTTCATTTTATTATTTTATTTCCATAATTCAAACCCTACATTAAAGATCATAATTCTATGTTCTTTAATATCAAAGTTTAAATAAATTTCTAGGACAGTTAAAAACCCTAGCCTAAGTGTGAATTCAAAGATACCACTTTTTTTACTACTTTTCCAAGAATTTATCCAATCTATTTTCATCATTGACTATATTTATTTGTTATTACACCTCCCCTATTTTGGTTTGCAGCTTGTTCTTCTTTCTTTACTAACTCTTCTAATTTAGATAAGCCAGATACTACATCTCCCATCTTAGATAAGTTAGCAACTAAGTCTTTTGCTGTAAAAATAGGTTTACCATTATCGTCCATAAGTGTTAAATCTATGTCTCTAAAATATTTTTCTAGTTTAGTTACAGATGATCGTGCAGACTTTAATAGTTTAACAGCAGAGGTTTCTGTTAATTTTTTATATTTATCACAAGCAGCTTTTAATTTACTACTTATGTTTACTTTTTCTTTTTTAAAAATACTTTTTTGTACTTCTTCGTTTCTTTTTTCTTCTTCATATACAGAAAATGGAGAGTTATGATCGCACATAAAATATACATACGATAATTCTGCAATTGACAAATTTTTAAATTCTAAAATTGTAAGTGCGTACGCAGAGGGTATAACTTTATTATCATTTACTGTTAGTAGATTCATTTTTTGTTAGATATTTTAATCTATTTTTATTTACATGAAATTTACCTAAATATGGTAATCTTACTGTTTCAAATTTTCCTTTATTTATTATTTTAGATACAAATTTAAATTGGTGCATAACTATATTTTCTACTGTTTGCAATGGTAAATTATATTTACTTGCTATCTTTTGTATTATTATCTTCTGCGTTTTTTGCATCTTCTATTTTTTTATAAACTAGTTTTAAATTGTTAGGAGTTAAATCTTTTGCTTTTAAATTACCAAATCCTCTTTTTTCGTTAACTAATTTAGCAGCTTTTATTGCTCTTTTTTTATCTTCTATTAATTGTTTTCTTTCTTCTTTTTCTTGCTGTTCTTCAAAATTTTTTCGTAGCTCAATAGTAGCTTTATCCATAAATACAGGTTTCCATCTTTCTGGTTTGTCAGGACATGTAGTTGTTTTCCATTTTGCTTTATGCTCTAACAAACATCCACATAAACCACATCGCATATGCTTTTTAATTAAGTGTGGACATTCCATACATGTTTCTAATCTTTCCATGTATACTTTATTAGATACATTTGGTGCACCTTCTTTTATCTACTTCTATTTTTACTAACTTTCCTTTTGGATCTTGTACTACTATTATTACAAATGGAAATTTAGAAAATTCACTAATAACATAATAATTATATAATATTGATTTCAATCTTTTTAATTTGAGGGTTTAACATCTTATTAACTTGATAAGATCCTTTATTAAATGTTAATGCTCCTTTATCTTTTAATTTTTTTATATAATTATTAAGATCGTTAGGATCATCAAAGTTTAATATCTTTGCTACCTCATCTTTGTTCTTTTTACTACACAAATTTTTTCTTTTAGAAGTTATGTTTACTTTTATAAAAGCAGAAATAACTTCTAATTCTTTATTTGTAAGATCAAATATACCATTCCATATTTGTAATCGTTTATAAATACTATTTGCCTTTATCTTTACTTTCATTTATTGTTAAATAAATTATATATTCATTTTCTTCTATAACTACATCTAAATTCCAAGTGCCTGGAGGATTTTCTTCTTCCCATCTAGTTAAGCTTTCATTAAAATCTTTTAGTGCATACATAAATTCTACAAAACTAGATAGTCTAAATTCAACTCTTTCCATCTTTTTTGTGAATTACTGCTTTACCATCTGTTACTACTATTTTAGACTTTTTTGATTGCCTGTTAAATTCAGCAATATGGTTAGTTATGTCTTTTCTACTACAAACAAATGATAGAAATACTTGTAATTCTTTCATAGTATATGCAGTATTGTCTTTTAAATTATCAAATTTAGTTTTTGACTCTACCAATTTGTGATAATCTTCTAGACTAATAGTAACCGTTCCTACCATATATTAAAATTTGCCTAATATATTGTATTCTGCTACTAAAATAAACTCTCCTTCATCCAAATGTAAGACACGTGCTTCTACAGTTGGATCTACCATTACAGTATCTCCTACTTTTGTAAATTTACACTCAGGTCCTGTAGCTTCAATTGTTAATACATTTGTAACTATAGAACTTGCTGTCTTATCATCTAAAATAATACCTGAATCTGTTACTTTTTTTGCGGGATTAGGGAGCAATAACCATTGTCCATAAGGTTGAAATTTTATTTTTTTAGTCATTTTATTATAAATTAGTTTATTGCAAATATATAATAAAAATTTTTAGAAAAACAAACAGAAAAAGAATTTTTTCGTTTTTGGATA